AAAAAAGGTTACGCAATGGGCGGCATGAAAAAGAAAGGCTATGCTGCAGGTGGCTTGAAAATGGTCAAAGGCAAAGATGGAAAGATGGTTCCGTTCTATGCTGCTGACGGTAAAGGCAAAATGAACATGGGCGGCATGGCTAAAAAGAAAAAGAAAAAAGGCTACTCAAAGGGTGGTGTTGCCAGTAAAGGCAAAGCCAAAGGCGGCAAAAGAAACTTTAAACATTTATTAACTTAAGTAAGATATAATATGGCAAAATTTTATGAACAGTATAGGGATGTACTAGAAGCTAACGGATACACTGTAGAAGAAAGCGGTTGTGTTCGTGACTCTATGGGAAACCAAGCAGCAGCAGAAGATGCTTACGGCAATGTGCAATGCAAAGATCCTAACGTAACAGAGTTGTGCAGACAGGCAGAAGCTAAACCTGTAGCTAAGAAAAAGAAAGTAACAAAGAAAGCTGCATCTGTAGTTGATGAAGATATGGAAGAAGTAACGGTACGTGCTCGTAATGAGAAAGGTCACTACATCAAAGATGATCCTGATACACCAGAGAACGAAGCTTGGACTACTAAGATGGTCAAGAAAGTTAAGGGTACAAAAAAGGCATAACGGACATTCCGTAATGTCGCTACTAACCTAACGTTGTTTATGTATAACTATGTATGCCCAAACAGGCAGGGCTAACATAGGAGTATATAATGATTAAACGATTCTTTAATAAATTAGTAGAAGCAAGAGCAGAGTCAGCTAGACGTAAGATTGCACGTATGCAACTTTACAGGATGACCGATAGAGAGCTACGAGACTTAGGTATTGGCAGATGTGATATAGAAAGGGCTATACTATCAGGTAAGGCTCTTTGAAAAACACAATCAGTTCTTTAATGATACTAGGAGTACTTTTGGAGGAGGCTCGTGGACCCAGTAACAATTATCGGTGGTGCAACCGTAGCTTTCAATGCGTTGAAGAAAGGCTTTCAAGTAGGTAAAGACCTACAAGATATGTCAGGACAGTTGACCCAATGGGCAGGTTGCATGAGTGATTTGTCCTACGCTGAACAGAAAAACAAGAATCCTCCTTGGTGGAAAGCACTCAATGGAGGGTCTGTCGAAGCAGAGGCTTTAGAGATTTTTACAGCTAAACGAAAAGCTGAAGCTATGAGAAAAGAGCTAAAAGACTGGATTAGTTTTAGCATGGGGCCATCTGCTTGGGATGAACTTGTGGCAACTGAAGGTAGGATACGTAAACAAAAGAAAGAACAAGAATACCGTAAAGCCGAAATGCAAGAAGCTATTGTAACTTGGGGCGTAACAGGTTTGCTTTTAACTGCAGGGTTTGGTATATTTGGATTTGTAATTTACATGGTGGCATAATGGCAAGAAACCTAACAGAAAAACAACAGAAGTTCCTAGATGTCTTATTTGATGAGGCAGGTGGAGATGTTGTACAAGCTAAGAAACTAGCAGGGTATGGTGAACAGTCTAGCACTACTGCCATTGTGGAATCATTGAAAGATGAAATAGGTGATCGTACACGTAGTTACTTTGCACGTACAGCACCCAAAGCTGCAATGGCTATGGTAGGTGCTTTGTATGATCCGACAGAGCTAGGCATACGAGATAAGATGTCAGCAGCTAAAGACTTGCTTGATAGAGCAGGACTTGGTAAGGTAGAAAAGATTGACGTAGGGTCAAGCAGTGGTGGTGTATTCATACTACCCTCGAAAGAAGGAACAAACGAATAAGTGTAAACCGTGAATCCCTTGGATATTGGGAGCTACCTAGACCACACAAGGGTGCAGAAAGAGACTGGCACATAATCGCCAGAGTAACTAGAACAATACCATTTGGTTACGAAGTGCACCCTGACAATGACAAGATACTTCAGCCCATAGTTACAGAGCTAGAAGCATTAGAACTTGCAAAGAAACATCTCATGCAGTACTCTTATAGAGAAGTAGCACTGTGGCTAACAAAACAAACAGGTAGGTACATATCTGATACAGGGCTAAAGAAGAGAGTAGACATTGAGCGAAAACGTAAGAAAGCAGCTACAATTAAACGGAAGCTTGCCAAAAGGCTCGAAGAAACGTTACAAGAGATCCAAAAGCTCGAAGAAGAATGTATCGGAGCCTACGCAATCAAGTCCAACGCAGCAACAGCCTGAACCTCAAGTTGTAGCAGCCGAAGTAATAGCACCTGAGTTTGATGTTGATATTGCCCAAGAGGTAGTATTTAAACCAAACCCAGGTCCACAGACAAGCTTCTTATCCGCATCTGAAAGAGAAGTCTTGTATGGTGGGGCAGCAGGTGGTGGTAAGAGTTTTGCGATGCTTGCTGACCCACTTCACGGTTTGAACGATCCAAACTTTAGTGGTCTACTTGTCCGACATACTACAGAAGAACTTAGGGAACTCATACAGAAGAGCCAAGAACTTTACCCTAAAGCTATACCTGGTATCAAGTGGAGTGAACGTAAGTCACAGTGGATTGCACCTAGAGGTGGTAGACTGTGGATGTCTTACTTAGATAAAGACATGGATGTTACACGCTACCAAGGACAAGCGTTTAACTGGATTGGCTTTGACGAACTTACACAGTGGCCTACTCCTTACGCTTGGGATTACATGAGGTCACGACTTCGTTCAGCGTTTAGCTCTCAGCTAGGTTTGTATATGCGAGGCACTACTAACCCTGGAGGTAACGGACACCAGTGGGTCAAGAAAATGTTTATTGATCCTGCCCCTGCCAATGATCCTTTCTGGGCAACGAACATTGAAACTGGTGACACTATAAGATTTCCTAAAGGGCATAGCCGTGAAGGTGAACCCTTATTTAGGCGTAGGTTTATACCTGCTAGTTTGTTTGACAATCCATACCTAGCAGACAGTGGTGACTACGAAGCAATGCTACTATCATTGCCTGAGCACCAAAGAAAGCAGTTACTAGAAGGTAACTGGGATATTAACGAAGGGGCAGCATTTCCTGAATTTAACAGAAACATACACGTTGTGGAACCTATCGACATACCTAGTGGATGGGCTAAGTTTAGAGCTTGCGACTATGGTTACGGTTCCTACACTGGAGTACTCTGGTTCGCTGTATCACCAAGTGAACAACTGGTTGTCTACAGAGAGCTATATTGTTCTAAAGTTACAGCTACTGATCTAGCAGATATGATAATAGAGGCAGAGGCTGATGACGGCACTATAAGATACGGTGTACTAGATTCATCCCTCTGGCACAAAAGAGGTGATACTGGCCCATCACTTGCAGAGCAAATGAACATGAAGGGTTGCCGTTGGCGTCCATCAGATCGCTCTCGTGGCTCAAGGGTTGCAGGTAAGAACGAGATACACCGTAGGTTGCAGGTGGACGAGTTCACCGAAGAGCCAAGGCTTGTGTTCTTTTCCACCTGCACGAATACAATAGCGCAAATCCCTGCGATTCCGCTAGACAAGAAGAACCCTGAAGACGTAGATACACACTCTGAAGATCACTTGTATGACGCACTACGCTATGGTATAATGACTAGACCAAGAAGTTCTATATGGGATTACAACCCTGCAACACAACGCTCTGGCTTTCAGATGTCAGACTCAACTTTTGGATACTAAATAAATGGCAGAAATAGATGATCTAGCTTTTGAGACAGATGAAGTAGTCGCTGCAGAAGGGCAAGAAGATACGCTCTTTGAAAACGTAAGCAACGTAGTTACATTTGTAAATGATCGATACAAACGTGCAGAGGATGCTCGTAACGCAGATGAAGAGCGTTGGTTGAGAGCCTACAGAAACTATCGTGGTGTGTATGGACCAGATGTACAGTTTACTTCTAGTGAGAAGTCAAAAGTATTTGTAAAGGTTACTAAGACTAAAACCCTAGCAGCTTACGGGCAAATCGTAGACGTACTCTTTGGTAACAACAAGTTCCCACTTACTATCAATCCATCGGTTCTACCTGATGGGGTAGCTGATGCTGTTCACATTAATATTGATCCGAATGCTGAAAAAGCCACGGATGTATTGCGTGACTCTTTCACTAAAGAAACAACAAAGCCATACCTTATAGGACCAGACACTGAGCTAAAGCCAGGCGAAACTATGGCTGATCTTAGGCGTAGGCTAGGTCCAGTTGAAGACAAGGTAGAGCCTGTATCTGAAAAGATAATAGAGGGTGATGGCAGCACACCTACAAGTGTAACATTCCATCCTGCTATGGTAGCAGCTAAGAAGATGGAAAAAAAGATACACGATCAGCTAAACGAATCTGGCGCATCCAAACATCTACGCAGCATGGCATTCGAGATGGCATTGCTAGGCACAGGTGTAATGAAAGGACCATTTGCTGTAGACAAAGAGTATCCTAACTGGGATGACAATGGTGATTATGATCCTCTTACTAAGACTGTACCATCAACAAATCATGTATCAGTTTGGAACTTCTATCCTGATCCTGTTGCTTCTTCTATGGATGATGCAGAGTATGTAATTGAAAGACATAAGATGTCTCGCAATCAGTTACGTGCATTGAAGGGCAGACCATACTTTATTGATGAAGATATTGAGAGTGCTATAGACGCAGGACCAGACTATGTGCGTAAGCATTGGGAAATGAAGATGGAGGATGACGATACTGCTCCTTCAGACACAGAGCGTTGGCAAGTCCTAGAGTTTTGGGGTTATGTAGATGTAGACATCCTAGAAGATAATGGCATCAAGATACCTGCTGACATGAAAGATTTAGATGAAGTAAGTGCTAACATATGGATAGTAAACGGCAAGGTAATTCGTTGTGTACTAAACCCATTTAAACCTGCACGTATTCCTTACTATGCTGTACCGTATGAGCATAACCCATACAGCTTCTTTGGTGTTGGTATTGCTGAGAACATGGACGATACACAAACGTTGATGAACGGTTTCATGAGAATGGCTGTTGACAATGCTGTGCTTTCTGGTAACCTTCTAATCGAGATAGATGAAACTAATCTAGTTCCAGGTCAAGATATGAGTGTGTACCCGGGGAAAGTCTTTCGCAGACAGGGGGGTGCTCCTGGTCAAGCCATCTTCGGCACTAAATTTCCAAACGTTGCAGGTGAAAACATGCAGCTATTTGACAAAGCAAGAGTATTAGCAGATGAATCAACTGGTTTCCCATCTTTCGCTCATGGTCAAACAGGCGTTAGTGGAGTTGGTCGTACTGCTTCTGGTATTTCTATGCTTATGTCTGCTGCCAACGGTAGCATTAGGACTGTTGTAAAGAACGTAGATGATTATCTTCTAGCACCTATAGGTAGAGCATTCTTTGCATTTAATATGCAGTTTGACTTTGATGAAGGTATACGTGGTGACCTAGAAGTAAAAGCTAACGGTACTGAAAGCCTTATGGCTAACGAAGTACGCAGCCAACGCTTGATGCAGTTCCTACAGGTAGCATCTAACCCAATGTTAGCACCATTTGCTAAGATGGATTATATTGTAAGAGAGATTGCTAAGAGCATGGATCTAGACCCTGACAAAGTTACGAACTCTATGGCAGATGCTGCGATACAAGCTGAGATAATGAAGGGTTTCCAACAGCCAATGCCTGAGCAACCACAAGGCCCACCTCAAGAAGAGCCACCTGCAGGAGCAGATGTACAAGATCCTACAGGAGCAGGAGGCGGTAACATAGGTACAGGTACAGCCCCAGTTCCAGGCGAACAAGGTTTTAGCGGTAATGTCGCTTAAGTCTTTCGTAAATAATAAAGCAGAGTGGGATGCATTCTGTGAAGAGCTTGATTCAGAAATCACAGATCTACATAAACGCTTAGAGCAATCAGAAAGCGTAGTAGAGATTCACCAAACGCAAGGTGGCATTCGTGCATTACGTAGACTAAAATATTTGAGGGAAAAATTTAATGGCAAAAGATGAAGAGACACAAATGGTATTGGCATTCATGGCAGATGATGTTGATGTAGATCCAGTATCAGGTAATGAAGTACCCCCAGGCTCACTACCTGAAGAAGTAAGAGATGACATTCCTGCACGTTTATCTGAAGGTGAGTATGTAGTACCTGCTGATGTTCTTCGTTTTTATGGTGTTAAGTTTTTTGAAGACCTACGAGAAAACGCCAAGATGGAACTAGCTCGTATGGATAGAGA